GAGATCTACACTATAGCCTACACTCTTTCCCTACACGACGCTCTTCCGATCTCAGGCATATTGGTGGGACGACGAGGACGAAGAAAATATTATTTCTGCCAAAGGAGTAAAAAATGCACTGAAAAACCTGAAAGGCAAAAACATCAACGTTCATATTAATTCTGGTGGCGGTGATGTCTTTGAAAGTATAGCAATTGGAAACCTACTTAAGCAGCACGACGGGAAAGTAAATATCGTCATTGATGGCCTAGCAGGATCAGGGGCTAGTGTGGTGGCTATGGCTGGCGAGAAGATAAGCATGTTTCCAAATTCTATGATGATGATTCATAAAGCATGGACGCTTGCACTTGGAAATGCTGATGAACTTAGGAAAACAGCAAATGATTTAGATAAAATTGATTCAGCAGTAAAAGCGAGCTATAAAAATAGATTTGTTGGCACTGAAGAAGAATTAAACGATTTAATTGCTGAAGAAAGCTGGCTTACAGCTGAGGAATGTTTAGCATTTGGTTTTTGTGATGAAGTCATAGAAGAAAGTGCAGAAGAAAATGCACCGCAGAACAGCGTCAAGGAAAATCTTTTTAATAAATATAAAAAGAACATAACAAACAAAAAGAAGAAAAATATTCAAGCAGGAGACAAAAAGCCTGCTTTATTTAATTCATTTATAAAAAATAAAACAGGAGGGAATGAATAATGGGTATGGATAATAAAGATTTAAAACAAAAAAATGAGTTGGAGTTAAAGAATCAAATTAAAAATGCAATTGAAAATGGAGACAGTGACGCTTTTGTAGAAGCACAAATTGCATTAGCTAAGTCTATTGAAACTAAAATTTTAGAAGAAGCAAAGCGAGTTAATGATGATTTAAGTGACCAGGCAGTGATGGCAAAACGTGGGTTAAACCCGTTAACAAAAGAAGAAAAACAGTTTTACAACGAAGTAATTAATGGAGAAGGCTTTAGTGGTACCGAAAAGTTCATGCCACCAACAATTTTTGAGAGAGTATTTGAAGATTTGAGGCAGAATCATCCACTACTTTCTGAAATTGACTTTGTTAACACTACAGCTACTACTGAATGGATTACCAGAAATGGCGATGTTGAAGCTGCATGGTGGGGAGCACTCACTGATGCAATTCAGAAAAAATTAAGCATGTCCTTTAAAAAGGAAAGCACCGAATTATACAAGTTGAGCGCTTATGTGCCTGTAGCAAAAGCAATGCTGGATTTGGGGCCAGAATGGTTGGATAGGTTTGTGCGTCAGATGTTGTATGAATCCATTGCTATTGCTTTAGAACAGGCAATTGTTGCTGGTACTGGCAAAGGACAGCCTATCGGTATGATGAAAGACCTTGAAGGAGCGGTTGTAGATGGTGTATATCCAGACAAAACTGCTGCTGCCTTGAATGACTTGAAACCAAAATCTTTAGGGGAACAAATTATGGCTCCATTAACAAAAGGCGGGAAAAGAGCAGTATCTAATGTATTACTTATCGTTAATCCGCTGGATTATTGGAGCAAAATATTCCCCGGAACCACGGTTTTGACGGCAAATGGCGCTTACGTATATGGAGTACTTCCTATTCCTGCTACTGTTGTACAGTCAATTGCAGTGCCTGAAGGAAAGCTAATTGCAGGAATGGCAAAAGACTACTTTATGGGTGTAGGTTCTTCACAGAAAATCGAATTCAGCGACCACTATAAATTCCTGGAAGATGAAAGGGCCTATATTACTAAACAGTACGCGAACGGCAAGCCGCTAGACAATGAATCGTTCCTTGTATTCGACATCAGTGATATGGAAGCAGATGTGCCGGAGGCGTAATAAATGAAAGTTAAAGTTATAAAAGACTTCCGAGATAAATACACCAAGAAACTGCACAAAACAGGAGAAGAATTGGAAATCACCAAAGAGCGGTATGAGGAAATAAACTCTACCGCTCATGGTATTTTGGTAGAGAAGGTAGAAGGAAACAAGGTTCAAAAGAAACCTAAAAAGCTAAAAAGTAGGTGATAATGTGAGCCTACTCGATGATGCAAAACAATATTTAAAAATTACATGGGATGATGAGGATAGTGTTCTAACAACGCTGATAAACAGAGGCAAGGCTAAGTTAAATATGCTAATAGGAGCAGAGCTAGACTTTGAAGCAGAAGGCCAAGCCCGCTCCCTTTTATTTGACTTTGTCCGCTATGCTTACAACAATGCCAGTGAGTATTTCGAGGAGAACTTTCGGGAGGAAATCTTGCGGCTACAATTGATGACCGGGGTGGCCCTGATGCCGGCGGAGGAGGATGCCGATGCTGAAGAGTAAAGCTGAAGTGATGAAGGATGTCGGCAGGGTCCTTAGGAGGAAGATAATTCTTCAGAAATTTGATGTAGTCAAGGATGAGATTGGCAACCAAACCCGGGAATGGAAGAACTGGCGGGAGATATGGGTTGAGCGGACAAACTTATGGGGGCAAGAATACTATGCGGCCAAGGCCGTCAGTGAAGAGAACACACTGATATTTACCGCCCGGTACGCCCCTTTTTTTGATGAAATGAACACAGTCGATTACCGAATCAAGCATAATGGAAAATTCTACGACATTAAACAGATTGACTTCTTGAAGGATGACGGCCTGTGGGTGAAAATAAAGGCGCTGGAGCGTGGTGCGGATGGCCAATATAAAAATTGATCAACTTGCCGCCGAAATAGCCAAAGAGCTATCTAAATACTCCCAAGAAGTAGTAGAGAAGGTCAATATATCGAGTGAAAAAGTCGGCAAAGCGGCGGTTAAGCAGCTCAGGCAGACATCGCCGAAGAAAACAGGGAAATACGCAAAAAGCTGGACTATGTCTACCGAAAAGGAAATCGGGCAGCCGCATAAACGAATTATTCATGCTAAAGCTCCTCATTATAGGTTGACGCATTTACTGGAACACGGCCATGCCAAACGAGGTGGTGGCAGGGTAGAGGGCAAGCCGCATATCCGGCCGGCAGAAGAAATGGTGATTCAGGAATTTGTAGTTGAGGTGGAGGAGGCGATTGAACGTGGATGAAGCGACCCTTTTTGCAATGCTTAAAACTACCGGCCTACCAGTTGCCTATCACCATTTCGTATCGCCACCTTGCCCGCCGTATATCGTTTATCTTTTTAGTTATAGTTCAAACTTCGGCGCAGATAATAGGGTCTATAGCAAGCAGTCTAATTACCAGGTAGAGCTATACACTGCCAAAAAGGATCCAGTCAGCGAAAAGCTGATAGAGGACCTTTTCGATGAGCACGACATCTTTTGGGAAAAGACCGAAACCTATATTGAATCGGAGGGCCTGTATCAGGTCCTCTATGAAATTTAAGGAGGAGATAGCCAATGGCCAATAAAGTCAAATTTGGGCTTAAAAATGTGCATTATGCAGTTGTCACGGAAACAGATGGTGTAATAACATACGATACGCCAAAACCTATCAGGGGAGCTGTCAATCTTACTCTGGACGCAGCCGGAGAGAGTGTTCAGTTTTACGCGGATGATTCTGTGTATTACGAGGAAAACACAAATGATGGTTACACTGGAAGCCTTGAAATGGCCCTGATTCCGGACGAATTCCGTGTGGATGTGCTGGGCGACGAGCTTGACGCAAACGGGGCGCTTATCGAAAACAAGGACGCAAAAGCAAAGCATTTTGCACTCTTATTTGAATTTGATGGCGATGCTAAGAAAACAAGACATGTGCTATATTACGTTTTGGCATCCAGGCCTAGTGTTTCTGGCTCTACCCGAACTAATACCAAAGAGCCTCAGACTGAAACTTTAAATATCACAGCACGGCCAGCTCCAGACACCGGAGATGTAAAAGCAAAAGTGCCTCAAGGTAGTGCAGCTTATGATACTTTCTTTAATCAAGTTTATATAAAAACTGAATCATCTTCGGAGGAATAATATATGGAGAAGATATTGACGATTGATGGGCGCCAGGTGAAGTTTAAAAGCACTGGCGCCTTTTTACTGCGATACAAAGCACAGTTTGGCAGAGATGCTATACAAGATATCTTCAAATTACAAAATGCAATAGACATGAAAATAAACGAACTGAAAGATATATCGGCTTTGGATTTAGAAGTTTTTTATAATCTGATTTGGACTTTAGCAAAAACTGCAGATTCGTCTATACCGCCACCAATGGAATGGTTAGACACTTTTTCAGAATTTCCCTTAGTAGAAATAATCCCAGAAGTTATGGAACTAATCATGGCAAGTTTACAATCGACTGCTAAAAGTAAAAAAAATAGAGAGTAATGAAGGCCCCTCTTCCTTTGAGCTAACTACAGAAATTTTGATGGTTAGAGCATTGGAGAGGGGTTTAACTTTAAGTGATTTTGAGATTATGACTGTTGGTATGATTGTAGGTTATATAACGACTTATAACAATTTGAACTTAAGCGATGGAAAAGAAGATGAAGTAAGACAGGCTACACAAGCTGATTTTGATACCTTTTAAAGAAAGGCAGGTGAATATATGGCAGGAAAAATCAAAGGAATAACTATCGAAATTGGTGGCGATGTTCAGCCTTTAAATAAAGCACTAGAGGAAGTAAATAAAAAATCCCGAGATATACAGAGCGAACTTCGGCAAGTCGAGAGACTTCTGAAATTAGACCCGAAAAATACCGAACTTCTGGCCCAGAAACAAAAACTTCTATCTGATGCAATATCTAACACTAAAGAGAAGCTGGATACTCTTAGAGAAGCAGAACGGCAAGTGCAAGAACAATTCAAACGTGGTGAGATTGGCGAAGAACAATACAGGGCTCTCCAAAGAGAAATTATTAAGACAGAAGAAGAACTTAAAAAGCTCAACAAGCAGTTAAACGAAATGGATTGGAAGCCCATAACTGATAAGCTAGATAAATTCGGCAAGACGGCTACTGATATCGGTAAAAGCATGTCTGCAAAGGTTACAGCGCCTATACTCGGTGTCGGAGCCGCAGCTGCTAAAATGGGTATGGATTTCGAAGCTGCCATGTCAAAGGTGCAGGCTTTGAGCGGTGCTACGGCAGAAGAAATGGCGAAGCTAGAAAAGCAAGCACGTGAAATGGGCGCCGCTACTGTTTTTAGCGCATCTGAAGCAGCAGAAGCTCAGGCCTTCTTGGCTATGGCAGGCTATGATGTGGCACAGATTATGGATTCACTTCCAGGGCTATTAGACCTGGCAGCGGCTGGGCAACTTGATTTAGGACGAGCTGCAGACATCACTACAAACATTATGTCTGGCTTTAACATAGAAGCAGAAAAAACAGCCGAGGTAGCTGATGTACTAGCAAAAGCGGCTGCCAGTGCCAACACCAGCGTTGAGCAGATGGGTGACGCAATGAGCTATGTGGCTCCTGTAGCAGCAGGGGCTGGCTTGTCTTTGGAAGAAACTGCAGCTGCAATTGGTATTCTTTCTAACGCAGGTATCCAAGGACAGCGTGCTGGTACTGCTCTTCGTGGCATCATCGCGTCACTGCAGAATCCGACAGGGCAGACAGCGAAAGCATTGGAAACGCTTGGATTAACTGTTGATGATGTCAATCCTTCAATGCATTCACTAACAGACATTTTGCGGACACTACAAGAAGCAGGCATGGATAGCTCACAAGCAATGCAGCTAGTTGGCACTGCTTCAGGGCCAGCACTGATAGCATTGATGTCTCAAGGCTCTGAGGGTCTAGCTGAGTTCACAGAACAACTAGAGAACGCAGATGGTGCAGCAGCCAGAATGGCTGAAACAATGACTGACAATCTATATGGCCGTATTCAGGAAATGAAATCTGCATTTGAAGAAGTGGCTTTGACCATATATGACAACATTCAGCCAGCACTTGAGTGGCTGGTTGAACAAATAAAAGGATTAGCTGATTGGTTTAACAACCTGTCTCCTAGTATGCAAAACACAATCATTGTTATAGCTGGCATAGCTGCAGCGATAGGCCCATTGCTGATAG